AGTAAAAGTTCTATATGATCCTGAAATGAAGAAGTTGCTCAATTATGCTCCCTTTGTATGTCCATTGTGTAAAGGAAAAAGACATGTACAAAAAGGATTTTATGAAAATACTGAAGATTTTCATTTGGGAACAAGTATGCTTTTGGAAATGTGTCAGACATGCGAGGGCAAGGGGATTGTTTGGCCATAATTGAAAGTTTCTATGCGCGAACTAACCAAAAAGCGTATCCTCGGCATCCTGAAGTATCATCCCAAGCGATTGGTATGGGAGTGGGCCCGGGATAACGTGGATTATTCACTGGCGCAGAATTACGAGACACCAATGCATGGGCCGTATGATCCTGACTTCATGCCGTACTGGAAAGAACCGGTTGAAGGGATGACGGATCCAGATATACGAGAGATCTGGGTGGTCAAGGCCAGTCGTGCTGGTGGTAGTGAGAATTTGCTGTTGAATAGTATCCGGTATGCGGTTGCTGTGGATCCTCAGTCGGTTTTGTATATCTCGGGTGATCAGAAGAGTGTCGAGCGGTTCATGGACAAGCGGATCAAGCTGGGACTGCGTTGCGCTGTTGGTACTGCTGAGAAGTTGAAGCGGGCTCGGTCGCTAGAGCACGAGATATATTTTGAGGACATGGATCTGATTACGACGTGGCCGAAAAACAAGATGGCGTTCAAGCAGACCGGCTACAAGATGATTCTGGGTGATGAGGTGAGTACGTGGCCGGAGTTTTCGGCCGACATGATGCGGAAACGGACAGACACATATTCGTTCAGTCATATTTGCTGTTTGAGTTCTCCAGATCCACAACAGAAGCGTAGTAGTCTGAACGATCCGATTTTTGTTGAATTCGAACAGACGGATCAGCGATACTGGTTTATGCCGGATCCGGTGACCGGAAAATCGTTCAAATTCAAGATGGGTGCGCCGGATACGACGTTTGGCTTGAAATGGGATATAAAGGCCAAGAACGCGAATGGGGAGTGGAATCTGGACATGGTACGGGCATCGGCTCATTACGTTACACCTGATGGCACTGTGATCAAGAACGAGGATAGGCTGGATGTGGTAGCTACTGGGGCATGGGTGGCTACGGCGCCGACTACGAATTCTGAGCGACGTGGGTATCATTTGAATGCGTTCTACTCACCGTTCAAGAATGGTGACTTTGGAACTATAGCGGCAGCGTTCCTGGATGCTCAGGCAAAGAGCAAGTTCCATTTGAAAGTGTTCATCATGGAATACCTGGCTGAGCCGTGGGTCGATGAAAGGGAGTATACGAGAGATGAAGAGTTGCATGAACGGTGTGCGGAATATGCCAAAGGTACTCAGGTCACACAGCATGAGAAGTACAAAAAGTTCTACATCAAGAAGACGAGCGCAGTCATTGTTTCGGCTGATGTACAGAAGTTACATTTGTGGGGACTTGCGCGGGAGTGGATCGACGGAGGCGATAGCGGATTGGTGGATTTCAAATCGTTTGTCGCGTGGGAAGATTTCGAAGAGTTTAATAGCCAGCATAAGGCGCGCAGGGTATTTATAGACTCGGCGTATTACAAGCGCCGCATGGAAGTGTATGAGTTTTGTTTGACGTACAATGCGATTCCGACGGTCGGTAGTGAGTCGATCAGCCTGCCGTACAAGAAGAGTGTGATTGACCCATTTGAAGGGAAAACGGGTCAGGGTCAGTATAGCATTGCCTTGTATATGTATAATACCGACATTTTCAAGACATTGTTGATGGATCTTATCCGTGGAGAGAGTGAAAAGACCTGGATGCTGTATGATCGGATCGAACGTGATTATGTGAAGCAGACCAGTAGTGAAGAGCGGGTAGATGGCAAATGGCAATTGAAGCGCGGGCATCGGCAGAATCATTTGTGGGACTGTGAGGTTATTCAATTGCTTGGTGCGACGATTGACGGACTTTTCTGGTCCGAATGGTTGAATCGCAAGTAAATTCTCGTTTTGCAAAAAATGTTCTTGACATGTCTTTTGCATTGTTATAATGTTATGACAAATTGGAGAATTTTATGCCTTCTGCCAATCTTTCCCTGTTAAAACAGGCGTTTCTTGACGAGATAGAAACGATTTCTGATACGTTGATAAAGGCGCGTGCCAGGTATTACGTTGATCGGATGATTGACGCATACGAAAAGCAGTCAGCGTTGGAAAACAACGAAATAGCCTCCTACACTGTTATGAACAGGACGTTTACGCGCAGAAACGTCACTGAGGGTAGGGAAGTTATTTACGAGTTGGAAGCTGATCTCAGAACCATGATCTATGGTTCGGTCACTCTTGCCGATATAAATCTCGGGACAACTACATGAATCCATTTCGGTATTTGGGGATATTAGCGAGTGGTGCTTACGATGCTGCTCGGAGTACAAGGTTCAGGAATCATTTTGCGTGGGATCGGTCGCTGCCGCAGGATGAAGATCATAGCATGGGGCCGCGTGATCGTGAATCTATCAGGCTGGAGTGCAGGAACTTATACAGGAACAACGAGATAGTCAGGGCCATAGTGGATCGGTTCAAGTCGTATGTGATATGGAACGGAATCCGGCCGCAGGCGCAGACGAGAGACAAGGAATGGAACTCCAGGACAGAAGAATGGTGGAACGTTGTATATTCTCCGCGTGTGGACTATCGGCAGGTTCCCGGGGTGGATTTGGCAGAGTTTCAGCGGCTGGTGATTTCGAGTAGATATCTGGATGGTGAGTGTGGATTTGTCATGTTGGAGAATGGTCAGTTACAGCCTATTGAGGCAGAATTGATACGTACTCCTGAGAAAAAGAACGATAACGATCTCATTATTGAGGGAGTGCGAAAAAGTAAATCGGGGATTGTTCTTGGATATTACATTTGCGGTCGGACAAGCAATGGATCTGCTGACCAGACAAAGACTAAGTTCATACCAAAAGAGAATTTCATACATTGTTTCAAGCCGATTCGGTTTGACCAGGTACGGGCCGTTCCGGATTTGGCACCGTTGGTAAATAAGCTGCGTGATTATGACGAGACTGACGGTGCGGTGCTGAACAAGGTGAAGCTGGATGCATATCAGCAGTTCAAGCGTAAAACGAATACTGGTCTTGCGAATGAACGTGCGAGGGATGCTTATGTTAAGACTGATTCGGATTCGAAAGATAAACAGCGGGTAGAGAAGCATGAGCAGTGGCGTATTCATAATATGAGGCCACATGAGGATCTGGAGGCATTTGCATCGGCAACGCCAAGTAATCAGTATGTTGAGTATCTTAAGCATGAATTAACGGCTATAGCGGCTGCTCTGGGGATTCCATATGAGTATCTGATGTTGATATTCACGGCTGGTTCATTCAGCGCTCAGAGGGCGGCTATGCTGCATGCACAACATGAATTTTTGCAGATCCACAACTGGGTTATCAATGTGTTCTTGGATCGGTTGTACAATTGGCGTATTGCGAAGGCCATTAAGGAAGGGGATCTGGCGCCAGCGCCGGTCGATGAGCGTGGGATATCGGAATGGTATAAAAAGAAGTGGTCGGCACCGTATTTCGGATGGGTGGATCCACAGAAGCAGGTAGCGGCCGATAAGGATTCTTTCAATATGGGTATAACGAGCCTGAAGGCCATTGTGAATAATCAGGGCCGGGACCGGGATGAGGTATTAGCCGAGAAAGCTGGTGATATTCAAGAGGCTATTCGTTTGGCAGCTCTTGTCAATTCCGATGTTGGACAGGACATCGTGACATGGCGCGATTTGATAACTACCGAGATACCGGGGCAGGTAATGCGTGAATCCATGAAAGAGGATCAATAGATGAAGTTTTTGAACATATTGCAGAAGTTGTATTGTGAACCATGGGCTATTGTACCTGAGATGCATAAGCAGTTGTGCGATATAGTTGATGCTCATATCAGTGGTGCTGCTCATGAGGCGGGGGGGATTGTATCTCTTATAGATGAGGATCAAAGCAAGAAGAAGCTCTTTACGGTAGTTGAAGATATTGCAGTGATAAAGATCGATGGTGTGATCGCTAAACGAGTGAGCGAGATTGCTCGTAGTAGTGGTGTTACCGATTTGGATATGTTGATTGAGGGATTGCTCCAAGTTAAAAAGCGCGATGATATTTGCGGAGTTCTACTGGATGTGAATAGTCCTGGTGGATCCGTTACGGGTGTACCGGAGGCTGCGGAAGTTATTAGTGATCTGGCAACCATAAAACCTGTTGTTGCGTATACAGACATGATGATGGCTTCTGCGGCCTTTTGGCTCTCTGCTGGTGCTTCTGAGATTATAGCGAGTCAATCTGCGATGGTGGGATCGATTGGTGTGTACATGGCTTTCTTGGATGTGTCACGGCAATTGGAGAAGGAAGGAAAGAAGCTCGAATTGTTCAAGACTGGCAAGTTTAAGGCTATTGGTTTTCCCGGTACGTCTTTAACGGATGAACAGCGTGAGCATCTGCAAGCAGAGGTGGATATGGTATTCACATGGTTCAAGGCTGCTGTTTTGAAGAACAGGGTAGTGCCGAATGAGGCTATGGAGGGCCAGACATTCATGGCAGAAGATGCAAAACGCAATGGCCTTATTGATGGTATTGGAACGGTTGAAGATGCCATGCAGGAATTGAGAATGATTGGAAATGGTCGTGTCTGATATTGGGATAAGCACACCAGATTGGGAATGCCCAAAGGAAAAGAAACAGAAGCGGAGGTTGAGAATATGAGTCTTGCAAAAGAACTCGAAGAGGTGAAGGCGAAGAACATGGAAATCGAGGAAGCTCTTGAGAAAGCGAATCAAGAAGTACAGGAGCTTCAGGGTCAGATCACTGATTCTTTAAGCGCTATGGAAGCGGTTAAGGAAGCGAATGATCAGAAGCTGGTCGAGAACAAGGAAATTGCTGACAGGTTCGAAGAGGAAAAGAACGCGGCAGTATCTGAACTCGAAGCAGCAAAAGCTGAGAACGAGAGTTTGAAAGCAGATCTGGAAAAGGCAAAGAATGCAATGTCTAATCCGGCATTCGTTGATGCGGCCATTATAGGCGAAAACCAAGCTGTGGAAATTCTTGGTGAATCAGGTGATGAAGAAAAGGTTTCTCATTACGACGAGTATATGAAAATTGACGATCCTACGAAGCGGTCTAAGTATTGGAACGAACACGAAGATCAAATCAAGGAAGAAATGAAGGAATCCTACAGCAAGTAAAGGAAGTATCGATGAAAAAGATGATATGTGGAATTCTTTTTTCGCTATGCATGACCTCTATGGTTTTTGCACAGTCGTTTAGAGATATCAATAGTCCTCAATACTATGGCAAGACCAAGATCAAGAAAGCATATGCTGTGGTTGATGCTAATTTTGCCTTGATTGAGGGTGGAACTGTCGATGGCAGTTTCGATGAGTTGACGGTTAATAATACATTGACGGCAGTGAGCACTAATGATGCCACTACAAATGTAATCATAACTGTTAATGGAGTGGTTGACGGCGAAACGTTGGCAGACAACAGTGTTGATTCTGATGCGATGGACCCGAGCCAGACAGCGTTCACCTTGGTGAGCAATGCGGCGTTGGTGGTTGTCGCGGAAGATCTGCGGATTACCGATGACGCTGATGTTACGGCTGAGTTGACAGTTGGTACTACGGTTGCGGCTAATAGTCGTTTCTTGGTATCCGGCAACAACGCGACGACTGCGCTTGCCATGGACTACGGGACCGGCACGAACGGTCAGGATGCGATTGTGTTTAATGCCGCATTCAATTCGGCGCCGGTAGTTCAGGTTTTCTGGACTGATAACGGACCAGATGCTGTTCTGTCGACTAATGGAGTAATTGTTGCGCATACCGTTACTGCCACAAATGCGATTTTTGAAGCGTCATTTGCGGCACCGGGTGTTCTGACGAACTTCGGATGGTATGCAATAGGTCCGAGATAGAGGAGATGTATTGTGAAGTATACGGCTGCTGCAATCATTTGTTTTGCGTTGCTTATATGTGCCGTTGGATTCGCAGGCAGCTATGATGTGAAGATCCTGTCTGTTGATGACAATGGAACAGATACAACGACACGATTGAGGGGATACATAGAGGTAATAGATATTGACATGGTTAATGCGGGGCAGACCGGCAATGTTTCAGTTGTCGTTGATCCAGAGCGTACTACCATGTCCGATGTTAACATTGCCACGAATCCCGTTGTAACTGCTGATCAGACATTCCGGCCCAGGTTCGATAGTACGTCGGTTGGTGGAGCTGCTCTTACGGGCGATCCTCCGAATCGATATCTTGTATTTGGTGATACTGTAAAGCTGGTTGTCACCAATTCGTTCCCGACTGGAAGTGTTTGGAAAGCGGTAATTAAATACCAGAAAAACTAAAAGAAAGGGTAGTAAAATGGCTAATACATGGAGTGGAATGACGTTTGTAAACATCGCCCGTAAGGGTCTGAGTGTTTTCAAAGAAAGACTGATTCCGGTTAATATGTTCACTACGGACTTCTCGCCGGATGTAGCGTCACAGGGTACGCAGGTCAGAACCAGGTTGGTTCCTGCATCGACCGCAGCGGCTGATTTAACGGGGACATACAGTGGTTCTCGTTATTCGGCAGCGCAGGATACAGAAACAACTGCCAAGACTATTACGTTGAATCAGCAGCCTATTGTTGGTTTCAATCTGACTGATGAAGAGGCAGGGGAGATTGGTTCCGGTGTATGGGATGATACGAAGAATAGGATTATCACGACTAAGGTCAATGCTTTGGGTGACTTTGTTCTTGATTATCTGTTCAATCTGATCACTGCATCAAATTATAGCAATGTTGCGTTCACTGGTGCTGCTTCGACATTCGACCTAGATGACGTTGTAGATATCGGTGATACACTTGCTGATGCTAATTGGCCTGTTGGTTCGCTTCCTATATTCATGGCTCTGAAGTCAACGTACTTTGGCGCAGTGAAGAAGGATTCGGCTGTACAGGATCTGAGTGCCAGTGGTATTCCGGTTGTAATGAAGGGGAGTCCGGCTGTTCGTCAGATTGACGATTTCACGGCTGTTCGTGCGCCGACACTGCCTCCGGCTGGTGGTACTCCGGCATCGGAAAATCTGACTGGTTTTGTAGCACGTCCTGAATGCATGATCATGGCTATGAGAATGGTTCAGTCACAGGCTCCTGAGAAGCTGGTTGCGTTTGAGGCTATGGTAGATCCAGATACGGGCATCTCGCTCGTTTATAGAGCTGCTTATGATCCTGATACGGGTAAGTTGTATCATACCTTTGAGACTCTCTTCGGAGCTTCTGTGGGTTATGACACGGCACTTCAGCGTATTCGTAGTTCTGAATGATGATGGTAACAAACGGGTGGGGCGGTGGTAATACTGCCGTCCCACTTTGTCAAATGATGATGGAGGGTTTTCAGAATGAGATTAGGTGTAACAGTTGGAGAAAAAATCAGCGGCGGCTGGGACATGATTTTTTCGCCGGAAGAAGAAGTTGGCATCCAGAAGATCAAGTGCAAACAGCTCAAGGTTGCCGAGGGTGAAGGAAAGTACAAACGTGCTATTCTTTTGCTTACCAGTGGTGAACGCAAGACGTATAAGTTCAAGGTCGATAAGGTTGAGGCAAAAAAGTCGAAGAAGAAAAGTAGCTGATGACTGTTGATGTTGATTTTGACGCTGATCTTGCTTATGCCATTGATGATCTGCCAAAGGAAGTGACCTTTGATGGGTCTACATATGATTGCATAGTGGATCCAGTGTCAAAGTCAGATATGGAAGAGGACATTGAAGGTATTTATAACGAAGCTGATTTCATGGTTATGATGAGGACTTCTGAATTGGATACCAGGCCGGTAACGGGTGATACGGTTACCATGGACTCGATCAGTTATAGAGTAGTTGGCGTTGATACGTGTGAGAGTGATGAAGCGATTACGCTGATGGTTAAGGACATAACACAGTAATGTCAGTTGATATTATCATGGATGCGCGTTCTTTGGAAAGAGCAGTTGAGAAATTTTCCAAGGATTACAATATTTCTACGCGTCATGTAATGGCTGAAACAATGCGATTATGGCTGCATGATTTATTGAAGAAGACACCGCCTGTAAAGAAAGGTGAAGGGTTATCAACTGTAAAGGGGCAGATAAAGCAAATTTTCATACCTTTGGACAAACAAGAAGTTTTGAATTATTTCGCTGAACTTTTTGGTCAGAAAGCTCCCAAAAGCATTACGAAGCGAGTAAGGCGCGAAATGAGGGCCAAAACCAAGGGGAAGATAATTTTCAATTGGAATGGTGATCAGAAAAGGATGCGTGGTTATCATGAAAGTAAGCGACGCAAAAGTGGTGATGTAAAATTCAAACCTCGTCCAGTTATTATTCCAGAGGTTCAGACACAAAGGCCATTAAAAAATGCAATGTATGTTCCGAAAGCGAAGCTCAATAGATATATCAGAACCAGACAAAAAGAAGTTGGGACACTGAAATCAACATGGTTACATGCTTTACGGTATTTCGATTTATTTGCGAGGAAAAGAACATCTGTTCCTGGATATATTATTTCAAAGAAGGTGAAGACTACCGGGTTTGGAACAATGTCAATTGAAGATGGAACTGGAGAAG